AGTGCAAATGGCACACAAAAAGAGCACCAAGAAATTGCTAAATGTTGTGCAAAGATTATTGGAGATGTATTCCCTTTGATGGATTCGGTATGATTGAAAAAGACAATTCTGGTATTAAATATGACCAATATAAACCCAGATGGGATTTATTGCCATATGATGCACTACAAGAAATTGCAAAAGTTATGACCTACGGTGCTATAAAATATGAACCGAGAAATTGGGAAAAGGGAATGAGTTGGAGCAGAGTCTTTGCATCTATGCAAAGGCATCTGAGTTCATGGTTTCACGGCAATGATGTGGATTATGAGAGTGGAATGTCGCACCTCGCACATGCGGCTTGTTGCGTTATGTATCTTTTGGCCTTTGAGTGTAGAGAAAATGGAATTGACGATAGGCCAAAATTGTCGAATCATTCGCAGTCTTTGATGGAAGATACCTCAAAAATAGTTGAATATGTGAAAAATAATTTAAAGTAGAGGTATTATTTTTTATAAATAGTTCGCTAAGAAAATTATATAGCCCCCAATCGACTGCAAAAGTAATCGGTAGCGCATTAAACGATGCTTTCATTGCGGAAGATTTATGGATACTAATAGATTTATGGCACTTTCTGTAGGTCTGCGAAATATCACAAGATTTTATCTTTGATATTCGCAGACTTTTTTATATATAAATAATTTTGTAGAATTTTATGTCACTTAGGCCAATATGCTAACATTTTTGGAATTCTTGGAGATTTTAGAAGACCTAGAAGGTGTTTCGCTTGAAGAGAGAAAAAAATGGAATAAATCTACGGGCCGTGATTACGGAAAAGAAAAAGAATATCAAAGTTCTCCTGAGCGTCGAAAATATCGAGCAAAATTAAATAAATATAATCGTGATCGTGGAACATACGGAAATGGTGACGGAAAAGATGCCAGCCACAAAAACGGTAAAATTTCTGGCTTTGAAGCTGAGTCAAAGAATCGTGGTCGTGCCGAAAAGAGTCGATTGAAAGGTAGTAGAAGAAAAGGATAATCTTGACTTTATACCTTTGATTTATATCTATTAAAAAGTTCTTCCCAAGTCTGACACGTTTCTCCGCTTTCCCAGGCTTTACTTCCTAAAATTTTTAAGGTAAAATAATAAACATAAGCTGCAATGTAATAAAAAGCTCGCCTTTTCATCGGCAATTTTCTGATTGAGTCGTGGCACCTATGAAGAAAATCTTTGTCTGCCATTTTTCTTAACTTGCTATTTCCTCCACGCCAATACCAGAAGTCATGATATAAAGATGCCTCTTTAAATATTAAGTCATGCGGATTTATAAAGAAGTGGCTGCTTCCAACTCCATTCCAAATGTGTTCTTTAAAAAACTTTTTTTGCTTCTCGGTGAGTGTATCGTAAGATAGTCCGTAAGAATCTAATTCTGATATCATATTTTACTTGAAAATTTAATTAAAGATGTTTATTATTATTTATCTAAAATTGTCTATTAGTTTTTAGGAGGCATGGCAATGTTATTTGATGCAATTTTTCCGGAGTATAATACTAATCTTAGCAAACCCAGAAATTATATTCCTTACAATTTGGTAAAAATCAGTGACACCGAATTTGTACTAGAATTTAATGTCATCGGTATGAGTCGAGATGAGATTGATGTTGAAGTTCAGAACAATAAGCTGTATGTATCTGGAGAACCAAAAAAATCTACAGAACGAGAATACATCATAAACCACATTAGTACAAAACCGTTTAATCTTGAATTTTCTTTACAAGAGCAAATTGAAGTTCGCTCGGCTAAAGTTAAAGATGGAATTTTAACCGTAAATCTTGAATTGGTTATTCCTGATGAAAAAAAGCCAAAAAAAATTAATATAGAACATTAATTATATAGACAAAACATTAAAATTTGTGTATTCTTAGAGCAGCCATTAATTACAATGGCTGCTTTTTTATTATATATAAGATAACATGACCACAAAAATTCACACAACCACATCATTTTGCCAAACCATTGAGAGAATAGTTAATACGCAAAAAGTTAGCTATTTGGAAGCCATATCAAACTACAGTGAGGAAAATAATCTTGAGGCATCTACAGTGGCAAAACTGCTAAACACCATAATAAAAAGCAAGTTGCAGCTTGAAGCATCGGAATTGAATCTGATTAATCGAGGAAAAAAGAAAGCAGCTAAATTGTTTTAATATGAATCTCGATTCGGCATACGCCCTATATCTATCTTTAAAAAATCATTTCAATATTATTCAATATGATTTTTTTAAATATGGGGGAAAAGTTACAGCGAATATAGAATCATTTGATGCCAGAAGAGACAAATCATTTTTCATTAGGGCGGCAAAAACTTTAAAAAAGACCGAGTATGTGTGCCTACTTTTGGCAAACTTCATTTACGACCCAAACATATGGATAGGTGATATTCTATCAGAGTGTGGACATAAAAGATTGCAAGATTGGAAAAGGGTTATTGAGTCGTTAAGTTATACATTCAAACAAGACTTATGTTATGTAGAAGATTACATTCTGCAAAATGATTGCACCTTTCAAGATTTGTTTGAGAAATCAAAACCTTATCCTGAGATAGTTAAAATGGGTGTAGAGAAGAGAATTTCTTTAGAAACTTTTTGCATTTTGAATGGAATTTTAAATTTTGTCGAATATGTCGATGATAAAATTGATGAAAGAATACTATGGGAAAAGTATAAGATGCTGGCTATTAAGTATTCTCCGTTTCTGCTAAAAAGTAGAGAATTGAAGTATAAAAAACTGATTATTGAAAAATTTAACATAAAAGACTTGACTGGCGGTATTAAAAACTATACTATATACAGTAGCACCGATGCCGGTGACTTATAATTACTGGAGAAAAAATAAATGTCATTTAATAATTTAAAAAAGAATATGGGCGTCAACGGAATCAAGGGTCTTCAAGACGAACTTGAAAAGATGAATAAGAAGTATTCTAACGAAGATAATAGGTTTTGGAAATTGACGACAGATAAGAGTGGCGTGGGCGCTGCGGTTATTCGGTTTCTTCCTGAGTCTGAGGGCGATGCTACGCCTTGGGTTATTATGTATAAGCATTCATTCAAGGGTCCGGGCGGGTTCTATATTGAAAACTCATTGACAACTCTGAATCAGACAGATCCGGTGTCTGAGTACAATCGAGAGCTTTGGAACTCTGGAATTGAGGCTAACAAAAATATAGTTAGAAGTCAGAAGAGAAATACAAAGTATATTTCAAACATTCTTGTTGTGAAAGATCCAGCAAACCCTCAGAATGAGGGTAAAGTATTTCTATTTGAGTACGGAAAGAAGATTTTTGAGAAGGTCAAGAACGTAATGTTTCCTGAGCATGACCCAGTAGAGCAAAAAGAGGCCATGAACCCATTTTGCCCCTGGACTGGTGCAAATTTCAAGCTAAGAGTTAAGAGAGTTGGTGATTATCCTAGTTATGAGCAATCAGAGTTTTCAACTCAAGAGGCACTCTTTAATGGTGATGATTCTAAAATTGAGGCTCTATGGAAAACTCAATATAAGTTGTCTACACTAATAGATGCCAGCAACTTTAAAACGTATGATCAATTGAAGGCCAGACTAGATAAAGTTCTTGGTCTAAAAGTTGCTTCTCAGAATAATGAAAAAGAAGTGCCGAATACAGTTGTAAAGGCATCTCTTTCTGAAAGTGCCAGCGTATTGTCTAGCAAGTCATCCAGTTTTGCTGATGATGACATAACAGACGACTTAGACTATCTTCAGCAGTTAGCAAATGAAGATTAGTCTATAAACAAAAAAACAATACCCAAGTTTTTTTTACGGAGTCTTTTAATAGACTCCGTTTTTTTTTTAGTAACGTGGTTGTTGATAAAACTCTATTGATGCAGGAATTCCATCGCCTCCAGATTGTTGTTGTGAAGACTGATTAACCTGAGTTGTTGTATTAAAGCTGTTTACTACGTTTACGCTTTGGCCACCAAATGCACCACTTCCTAAAATGTTTTTAATGCGGTCTACTTCATCTTTGCCCATTCCGCTTTCAAACTCATTTAGCTTATTACGAATTTTAATTACATGGTTAATAGTTTCTGTTGGCAATCCTCCAGACCCAACTTTTCCTCCTGGCAATCGCGATGGACCTCTTCCTAATTTTTCAGCTATTTGAAATGGATCTGTTGTGCCAGCTCTTTCAGCTAATCTATCATAGGCACCTTCGCCGACATTATATGCAGCTACCGCAGCAAGGTATGAGCCATTGTATCTGTCAAGCAGGTCATTTAAATATGCTAATGATCCGGTCAAACTCTGTTTAGGATCGTAT